TAGGCGGAGGAATTGGAGTGGCTGCACCAACATCTTTCCCAGGTGCAAATACTGATACTCAATACAATACATATTTAAGATACGATAAAGCTCCAATTAATTTAAATGGAGTTTCTAGAGCAGGCTTTGCTGCATTTACACAAAGAACCGGCTATCAATCATCCCAAGTAAAAAGCCAATATATCTATGCTAGATACTTTAATGCGGATAATAGTAAGCGCCTCTATTATGGAGATATGCTAGACCAATCTGCTTCAACTTCTAGTATCAATGTGTCATCGTATGCAACTAACCAAAACTATAAATTTACTGATACGGTAAACGTAGTCCCCGGAAAACCTAACTATATGGGTGGACACTATATTCCATCTATTCCTGGTGCAGCAGGCTCGCTTGATGTTTGGAATGGCGGCCTTTCCGGCGGAGTTCCTACTGGAGGTGGAACCCTTACTGAATTCTGTATTCATAAAGATCACCCATTCCTTAAAAACTTAGGAAACGGTTCATTCAATGGTAATAATTTCTTAGGCCTTAGTGCAAGCGCACCATACGAAGTTTCAGGAAATGCTATCACAAATACAAGTCAAGTATATTTACCGTTTTCACACGCGGTTCACTTTAACACAAGCGCAGAAGCAGGAACCAATGAATTTGGAGTTCCATACTATGCACAAGCGGAAAGGGTAACCCCAGAATCTCCTTATGCATATAGCGATGTATTATATTCAGCTCTAAATACTTTTCCAATTAAAATTGGATTTGGGACAGGCGATGATTATCTAATTGGTGCAAAAACTTGCGGGTCATACTTATTTATGATGCCACAATCATATGCAGCTATTTCAGTAGACGGATCAAACGCAAGATCATCAAAAAGAACAGTTTCTGCCGGATCTGCTGCTTCAATAACAGTTCCAGTAGTTTTCCAATTTAGAACAACTGATAAAATCGGTGAAATTGGAGGTTGGTCAACCGGTCAAAAATTAACTAATATTACATATACAAAAATTATTGGACTTGATATTTACACTAAGAGTGGATTATTTGAGTTCGATATACAGGTTAGTGGTAAGCATCAGCGTGATACAATTATTACTTCGCCAACTATATTTACGCCACATGGCGGATCAGGCGGAGGCGGCGTTTACATATCAGATTTAACTGATATTCTTAGAAGCTCAGCATTTAATTTATCACTGAACTCTTCTCTAAGTGCATTTGGGTAATATAAAAATTAAGTATGACACATGCCATTATCTTATAAAAAGATTACACCCTTTGACACATCATTTGGATTAGTTAGAACTAACCCTAAACTTACAGGTAATGTTAAGTTAGTGGTAGATGCTAACCAAAATTTATATTTTGAATCAATTGAGGCAAGTTCTGAATTAGCAAATGATAAGTATAAAGCCTATCCAATTGACCCAACGTCTAATCATGATTCAAATCTATATAGATTTTTTAGTAATGGAAATACGCCAGAATCAATTGTATTTGGCGTAAAAACAAATGTCGCACTGGATTCAACATCATCAAATTTTGCTGACCAATACGATTTTTCTGAATATTTTTCAGGCGCGCGATACTGTATATCAAAGAATTATTCTGAAAAGTTCAAGTACTTTGCGCCAATATATTTAAATAAAGAGGTCCCAGAAAAATTTGTAATTTTTAAAATCCCTGGGGCAAGTCACTTGCCAATTTCGGAAACCAAAGCAAGCTATCCATATGCCAAGGCTGGACATTTAAAAAGCATACTGGATGATGCTCAAATTATAAAAACCTTTGACTTAGGAGTAGACTCGCATATCGGTAAGTATCTTAAAAAGATGCAGAGCAATCCGTTATTTCCGTCGACTACACTAAACTTTCCATTTAACAGAGGGTTGCTTGCATCATATTCGGGAGTTGCCTATAAAGTTGGCTGTTACACTGAAAAATTTGAAAACCTACAAGATCTAATTATAGGCGGTAAAACTATTACTGACTTTGAAGAATATGTAACTCTAGGTTATGAGAGAAACTCTGTAATTTATCCAAATATTCTAAATCTAGAATTTCTATTTGACGACACGTCAGACGACTTTGAATTTAATAGATATTTTGGAATTTACTGTAATACTGTAGATTTAGCCGAGCTAGATTTTGACTTAAGCGATCATGCTGCGCTTGCATTAAATTCTCCAACCATTACTGATCCTAACACATATGAATATGCGCAAACACCATTTACCCAAACTAATGAAAATGGATTAGATCTAAAATTTTATTCAATTCCAGCGTCTATTTCTTCAGCACTGTCTGAATTAGACGGAGCCGGCATTATTACGATTGAAGATAAGTTAGGTAACTTACATAAAGTTACGCAAGCAAATATTTTAGATTCAAAATTAAAGATTTCGAGTAAATCAATAGATTTGTCTCTACTACACGGTCCAACTGAAACATTTATGGAAGACTCTGCCGATTATACAAAAGGTGGAATCCAATCATTTATTGAAATTTCAATTGACGCAATCCCAAACCACCTAGATCAACTTAGAATTTATTATCCAAATGGAAAAGCGACTAATCAAAATTCTAAGAGATTTGAAACACTTACTGCAGTATCTAATTTTTCATATAATGGGTCGACTCTACTTGGAGCGCTTGCTCTATACAATGAATATGGGCCAGATCAATTTTACTATAGTATTAATGTTGTACAGCAGGAAGATCTAGCGACTCAATTACAAAAAATTGCAGAGTCGATAACCGAAGCAATTAACGCTATACAAAACAGTGGATTTAAAGCATTTTCTTATCAAAACCGAATATTTATTGTTGTAAATACCGAAGGTAATGTTTCATTGGAATATGCGGCCCAATATATTCCAGCCAGTAGCGACCTTAAAATAACTATATCAGAAGAGCCAATTTTTAAGAAAACGGCGGCCGACCTACTTGGAACAAGTTCTAGTACAACTATCGATTTAACTAATAGCGATTATATTGTATATGGCGAAGCTTCACCCAGTATTAATCAAACTAACTACTCATTTGGTACTTTGATTGCAGAAGCTGGAGTAAAAACCCTAACGTTTGGTATAGGAAATTTAGACCAAACTGACATAATTGGATGTCAAGTAGTTAATTTTAAGCCCGGCTCAGCACTATCCTCGCATATTTCAGTTGAAGGCCAATATTTCAATAAATTACATACAAATAAGGCAGATATTCTAGTACAATCACCTTCTGGTTGGGTTGAAATTGAAAATATTGTTAAGAGTATAGATTACATAAACACCAATACATTTACTAGCGAAGCTGATAAAATTAAAGCAGTAGACTATTACGATAATAATATAAACGTATTAACAGAAAACGGCACAGAAGCTCTTTTAAAATTTGGACTAGTTCAATTTAAAAAGAAATATAAACCAACAATTAGTGCATTATCAATTATCCCAATTAAAGATTTTGATTTTGACCATACTGATAGCCAATACTCGTCTACTCAATTAAGTGATGTCTGGAAATCTGCATTTATTCCAGAGGGAATTAATATGATTAACCTAGGAAAATCTGCATATCGAGTTTTAAATGGTAGTATTAAAATTGGAACGTCTACATATAGTGATGGAGATTTAATTGAAAAAACAGTACTACCGACGGTTGTTAAATTTGAAGCGATAAACGGAGATCCGTTTGTAATTCCAGCACTATCACTAACAACACCTACTTATGATGTTGAGCTTGCTGAGGCTACTCCAGATATTTTAGATTTTAAAGGATTTTTTACAATCACGTCAGACTATGCTGAAGTTTCTCCTTCTAAAACAGTATCATACATTTATCGAGATAGATTTACAAGCGGAAAAATTACATCAGAGTACGACTCAAATTACGAAAGATTTTTAATTGAAAATGCTGGAAAAAACCGATTGGTTAAGTACATCTGTAAATGGGGCGCCGACGGTTCCCTTGATTCAAGATCAAACCCGTATCGTTTGAATGCGGATTTAGTTTTTGGTGTAAATAATTTTTCACCCGAGCCAAATAAAGTTGAGCCAGATTCAAGTTTAATGACGCATGAGTGGTTTTATATTGAATCTCTATATGATTATATTAATGACATAACGGCCGCGTCTCAAAACAAACTATATTTTGATACGCCGTTTAACCCAACACTAGCTGTAACGCAAGCTGGATATTTTGAGGACTACTTTATTTTTACTCCAAGTTATTTAAATAATGGCGTTATGACGCCTTGTGCAAGAACGCAATATAGATTTTCCCAAATTAAAAAAGACTCTGTGTCTGGCATTGCTAAATCTATATTTAAAGGAATTAAGTTTGTATTTAAAGAGGTCGTGCAAGATACAGTGGAAAAGGAATTATCAGGGGCTCTTAAATACGTTAGAGAATCTAATCGTTTTAATAATTATCGCTTTACTTCAATCCTAAAGGTAATAGAAGAGACACCATATTCTGGTGAAAATCCTATTCAATTTAAATTTATTGAATCTAAGGACTTTAAATTTATTACACTGGTTATTGAATTAAGAGTTGGTCGTAAATCAAATGCATTGGTTTCTAGTCCAAAGGAATTACTTGTAACTAAAACTGGTGGACTTTCTCAAAATGAACAACATGCATTTAATAATATATCATCATCATTTTCTGACTATAAACTTAATATAAATCAAATTAGTACTGCTAATGGGATTCTATCAATTTCTGATATTACCTTAGCATTTATGTATTATGCAAAAAACAAAAAGTATAATACGTTAGACGGCAGCTACAGTAGCATAAATCTAGTAAATAGTTTAGATTTATCAAGGCCGGCTGGCTATGGTGACAGAGGTTTACCATTTGTATTTTCTTTAGATAAAGGCTCAGATATTCAAATTGTTGATGAGATTAGCAAAGTTAGTGTTAATAGCATGTTATCTTATAAGGACTCAGCCGCGCTTAAAGTATTTAGTACAGCTAATCCAGAAGAATTTACGCTAGATTTTCCAATTAATTCAAACGGACTCTTGTCAAGTGGAGAAGGTCAAGCCTTAACTACCATTACTCTTCCTGGAGGAACTTCACAAGGAATTACTACAACTGAAAATAATGCATATGGTGCATCTGGGCTAAGTTTATATCCATTTATTAAAAACCGAATTATTACATCAAACAGTATTAAAGAATCATTTGTTAACCAAACTGCAATAATTGGAAGTACTCTTAACCCAGCCGTAACTGCTAGTGTAGAAGGAGGTTCTTCGATTATCACGCTAAGCTCAGCTCCAGCCACCGCAATTTTAATTGGATCTGAAGTTGAAATTGTTGGATGGAGTACGCCTGGAACCAGAGTCAATTCAGTTAATGGCACAGCCGTAACCTTGTCTAAGGCAATTATATCAAATATACCAAATCAAAGCCAGCCTGCAGCTATTACATCTGGCTCAGTTGACATCTATTTACAAGCCGGCGCCAATTCAGAATTAGCATCATATGGTGATGCAACGGGTTTAAACTATAATGCGTCAAATAAAGTCTATGTAACAGGCACCGGTATTCCAGCCAATGCCTATGTAGTTAGCGTTAATAATGCTGCGCTTGACGCAAACGGCCAACTTATAACTAAAGTTACGTTATCAGCGGCTGCGACCTCAACTGGACCAGCTATTACTGTTAAATTTTTCCAAAAAAAGACGGCAGCCCCTATTAATTTTTATCAAGCAGATATTAGCCATGCGCTTGCTACTCAAAACCGGGTAGCGTATTCAGGCAGTACTTTATTAAACGTTATTGATATTTTAGAATTAAAAAATAAAGCCACTGGCGAAACCGGATATACCTATCCAAATGCACAAGTGCTGGCATCAGAAACAAATTCAGCCTTTAATATTTTAGCTTATCCAGGAGATGTAACCAAGAAACTTCTTAGAATAATTAAGCAAACTATTTACAGATTATCAAATGAGTCTGGTATTTCGGAGATTTTGCCAAGCGGTGTTGTAATGAGGTCTGACTCTGGAATTGGTGAACTTACATTTACCAGTATTCCAACTGCACAAACTGTTTCAGGTGTAACAACCTTTAATCTTGATAAAATTATTAAAAGAGAATTAACTATCCCTGCTCTTGATACTAGCTATTGGGAATCAGTAAACTTTGCCCTTTTGCTTGGAGGAGAATCTTATTACAAAGGATTATTTAAAAGGTTAAGTTTCAATGAGTTTAAGAGATCAATTGATAGAGGCCGAGATAATGTAACCTATACTACATATTCAAATGGGGTAAAAACAACTAGCGAATTCTATATTGAAATTGAAGAGGCAACTATGGTTGAAAAATTAAAAATACCAACAATTTCACCAGTTAATATCCAATTGACACAAGCTGAAACTACAAGTAAAAGACAGGCTTCAAACTTAGTTGGATATACTGCGGCTGAATCATATTTACAGAATCCTGTCTTCTTAAGAAGACACGGCTCAACATATTCGCCTATTTTTAGAGAAGTTACCGCATTTATGCCAGATACCACTCTAAATTCAGAAATAGTTAAGGATGCAAATTGTAAATTTAATCCAAGCGCAAATCGATTCTTTGAAGTAAAAGGATTTGAGCATATTAAAGTTTCAGAAAAGAAAATTCTAGAGTTAGAGGGTAGCGATAAGTATAAACCAATCTTTGAATTAATTGGAGAAACTCCAATATCAAACGGTGACCTTTATCTACTTGCATCAAATTGGGACTATGGCTTCCATTTAGAATATATTAATAAAACTGATTCTATTCCAGCATACGGCACTCGACGCATAGCCGAAGATTCTTATTTTATGGCTAAACTTGCATCGTTACCGACGTCTATTGAAATCGATTCACTTTCTTCTAGCGAAATACTGGAGTTTCCATCGATTTCTGCTGACTATATTAATAGAGAGGCTGACGTTTTATACAAAGTAAACACTAGCGACTCTCAAGTTGATATAAACTTAACTAATGTTTTTGCAGCAAAGGTCTTATCATTAGGCCTAGAATCTCAAATTTCAGGCAGCTTTAATATTGATACAACTGCTAGAAATCCAGAAATACTTGGATCATACGATTTTTCGTCATACGTTAAACAATATGCAATCGAGAACATTTTACCTAACTATGCAATTGACCAACTTGTATTCTGGTACATAGAAGATAAGAGCCAGCCGACTGGCCTTGAAATTATTACCAAAACCGCAGCAGAGCGCTATGCGTTAGGGTACAAGAAACTAGAAGGAGTCCAAATAAATATTAAAGACGGACGATCTGTTCAATTAAGAATTCCCTTAAAAACAACTGGTCGATTAAGTTTAATAATTGAACCAAAAATGAAATTTATCTAAAGATGCCAGCACAATTAAATCTTAAAGAGGTTTTTACAACAGATAGCCAAGCCGTATTGTCAGACAAACTAAATTTTAACTTTACTAAGTTAATTGAATTAGGAATCGGCGATATTGGCCCAAGCGGCCCTGCCGGTGCGATAGGCGGAATCGGCCCAGCCGGTCAAGTTGGACCTAGAGGAGCAAAGGGCTCTAGAATATTTAGTGGAACAGACCAAACCACCAACACAACTGCCATTGTTGACGATATTTTTATTACAACCGGCGGAAGATTCTATACTAAAACTACGACGGCGTGGTCTCAAATATTTAACATAAACGATCTTTTAGCAGTATCGACTGAGTTCTTTTTAAATAAACAATTATTTACAATTAGTGACACTGATACTACCTTTACTGCAAGTACTAAAAAGAAAAATTATGGAATAGTAAGATTTTTAAAAAATGCTGGAGCAGACTTAGCTGTCGTCAACCCGGATGGAATAAATTATGGAAGTTCTGCATCAACTTATAATAACTCAACCCTATTTTTAAATAACTTTGATTTAGACAAATACCAAGCTAACTTTGTTGCAAACGGAAGTGTTGATGCACTAATTACTGATGTTAGTAAAGCAATTACAACAATATATTCAAATTTTGTAACCACATCAGATGAATCAGCTAGTAGATATCACATTCAATTAGGTTCTTTGTATAAATTGCCAAACGGTCAACATCAGATGAGTTTTTCTGAGAATAACCTTAGAATAAAGCACGCGCTAATAAACAATACGTCTGCTAGTCCAGCTGTTTCTTACTTTCTGTCAGAATTTAATGTAGGTGGAGATTCATCGTATACCAATTCAGTTAATGGTGCAACATCAGCCTTTAAGTTTAGAGCATCTCAAATGGATGGATCTGCCCACAATGGAGTTACACTATACACTGGAGGATCTTCTGCAATTAAAAGTTTTGCTGAAAATGACGCGGTATTTGATATAAATGGACTTTTGCTTGAACGCGCAACTGCTTCTGGTAAAACTCGGCTTGCGTTTGGAATAGACTCGTTAAACACAGCTCATATTATTACAAAAACTTCGTTTGACATTTGCGCAACTGGTGATATTTCGATTGGAGTATTTGGAACCGCATTGGGTGATACTAAACAAATTATCGCTAAGCGATTTGGCGCAACTGAAAAAACAACTGCTCTTGGTGTTGGAGGTACCCCCAATTCATCATTAACTGTATATGGAACTAAGAGTATAGCATCGGCAGTTTCCGATACCCGATATTTGGCAGACCAAGTTAACCTTGGAACAATGACCAAAAATAGTTTACCTTTGTCTGGTAGCGGACTAACCGAATTATTTGTACCAAGGCAGCCAAATTTAAGTGTTAACGGTAGTGCTGCAACAGCGGCTGGCCTCGCAAGTTATTTAGGATTTAATTCATATTTTGATGATAATGGAAATATGAACTTTACATATAGAGATGATAGTCCGGCAGGTACGTCTGGAACAGGTTCAGCTTTTATTACAACCCGAGATGGTAGCATGCACTTTGTTGCATATTCAAATGATCCAGCTCTAGTTGATACTAACTCCGGATCAAATTCAAACGAATCAGTATAAAATATACATAACACATGAAAACATTAAGTTTATCAAATATACTTAAAGCAGTTAAGTTTACCGTTACCAGAGATGGAAGAATGGCGGCTGGAAAATTTAACTATTATGAAGATGCAACAATGGATGCAGTTCTTTCTAATCCAACTTCGCACTTCATGCTTAATGGATCGCTGAGCTTACCAAATGTTGCATACTTCGGCAGTGAAAAATCAGGCCTATTGGAACTAACTAACGGTCATTATGGAGTATATGTTGGATCAACTAGTGCAATTACCGGTATTACTTTACCAGAACCTACGGCAAGTGTTTTACACAGAACCTATGTTTTAACTAACCAAAAAAGTTCTACCCTTGCTGTTAAATTTACAAGTGGAGGAACCGAAACAACTGTAGTTACACTATCGGCCCTGCCTTCAACTAGCGCGGCAATTACAACAGTTGCAAATTTACCAATTAATTCAGTTGTAGTTCAGTGTCAACGTACATCACGTGCCTTAGCTACTCCTCAGACCTATACTTGGAGAATTATTTCTGCAAACTATGCGCCAGCGGTTGGAGCATCTGCATCAGCTGCTACATATAATGGCGGTATTTTTAAAGTAAATCTTCTTAAAACAAACCTGTCGTCGATTTCATCGAGCACACTATCTCAATATATTACAATTACACTAAACGGAGCTTCGGGTATTCCGCAATCGGGTAACTCTAATCAAATTATTAGAAAATTTACAAGTGGTCAAAATGTAAGTGTATCAGTATCTTCATCTCTTCCTTCTGGATATTCGTTTTCGTATTGGCAAAAGAAGTCGCCATTACCGGTTGGTACAATTTCAGCAAGTCAGCCATTTACTCAAGAATTAGCAAATGCGATTACAGTAGACAACCTAACTATTACTGAGATTGACCTAGTGTTTAGCTATACGGCGCCGGTTACAAGTCAAACTTATACATATAGTGGCGGAGGTGGATCTTACAGTTACAGCAGTGGAGGTTCTGGTCAATACTCTGGCGGCGGCTATAATAATGAGTACATGTATTCATAGCAGTTAAGTTAAGGATCTAAGCTTATACGGGATCACCTGGCCTCTTTCTAACATGGACTTAATATCCAATAAGATGTTTGAATTGAAGCCACTAGAGTGATTCAGAAGTTTATTAGCAACAATCGTAGCTAACGCTAGTTCAAATAGAGTTTCGTCTTTAATTTTCTTTACTGAAGATAATACCATGACATTTTTCTTAGCTGAAAAATCTGTAATTTCTGGCTTAACTTGGCCTAATAGTTCGCTAAATTCGCCGTCTTCACATGAAAATTCGTTTATTTCAATTAGGTGATTTGCTTTAATCAAAAAGGGTACGCCTTTATCTTTAGTAATTTTCCAAATATGATTAAGTTTAGCTTTATTTTGTGTAGTTGCGACATAAATCGAATCTAACTTGTGAAATTTTGCTGAATTAAAGTAGAGTCTAGTGTAAGCCAGTCTATCTAACATAATATCTAAATATTCAGTAAGAACTTCTGCTAAAATGGTTGACGACATTCTTAAGATTTCCCCGCCATACTCTTCCCTGTTTCGGGTTAAAGATGCAATAATTTCCATTACGTGACGATCGTCCTTTTTAAAATTATAGGCAGAGTCGAAAACTCCCTTATCAACAATAACTGTATTTAAATTTAGGTAGTGAAATAGGATTTCGTGGAATCTAGTAAAAGATCCAGCTTTAAGATCCGCAAGATACTTTTGTTTAGCACCAAGCATAACGTAATTATAATATTCAAGGTCAACATATTTAGAATTTGCCAGCCATAGTGGATCCAGGCCTGGCACATTTAGGTTAGTCTTCATGGTGCCGAATCTTTATTGATATTTATTTAAGTTAGCGACCAGGCTAAACTTGGATAAATAAAAAGAAAGCGCCATCTGTAATGCAGACAGTTACCCTAAAGCTTATTCCGGAGACTTCCAAATCAAGTCTGACATTCAGCAGTAACTATAGACTATTTTCAACAAAGGACCCTTTACCTGGAGCCTATTCGATTACAAGTTTTACTGACGATGTTGACTTAAATGGCAATAACCAAACCTATCTAAGTAAAAAATTTAGATATTCAACAGATCGTGGAAACTGGTCTCTGTGGTACGATATTGCAGACATTGCCGCACTTGCTTTTAATAATGCTGATCTATTTGTTGAATTAAAATATGAATATAATAATACAACTAGGAATCAGCTTACTAATCCAATTGTTGTAAATGAAATTAAATTTAAAATTGTTGCAGCAGATTCTGTTCCAAGCCTATTTACACCAAGCATAGTTTGTAGCGATGAGGTTTGTCCAGCTCTTATTTCAACTGGCACCATGTCGTTTAATCCATATGCGGCAGACCAGGCCGTAAATATTTTTAAACAATTAAGCTTTAATACTAACAAATTATTTGGACATGAGGTTGTTTACTTTAAAACCGAACCAGATAGAGACTCTGCGGACTACGTGTTCAAGGAGTGGACTCTATTCAAAACAATTAGCAGAAAATGCATTAAGGTGCTTGTACCCGGAAATAAATTTCCAGATAATAAGCCTACATACGCAGAGTTTGGTGTGGATTTTGAAATGCCATTCGAAATCCATATTGATAACCAATATTTCCAAACGATCTTTGGAGCAGCGTCGAATCCTCGCAAAAAGGATTTCCTCTATTTTCCATTAACTAACAGAATGTATGAGATTCAGGGTACATACCTATATCGCGGAATTATGCAGGAGCCAGTTTATTGGAAAATTCAATTGGTTAAGTTTCAGCCAAATATTGATATGATGATGAAAGCAGAAGACCGAACTTTCTTAGATAATATTATTACAAGTACAGATGAATTATTTGCAGATCAAATGATTGACGAAGTTAAGGATGCAACAATGCCCCAGCAATTTAAAACAATTTCAACCCGTTTTGATGAAACTCGTAAGGCACTACACCCAGATCTCAAAATCAAGCAATTGACCCTAACCTACAACTATTCTCCACTAATTCAATATTATTATGAAAGTAAGAGTGTACCGAGCTTACCTATTACAGTTATACCCAAAACCTCAAATTTTACAAAAGATTCGGTTAAATATGAAGATGCTGCAACCAAATATACTTTAATTGCATATGAAGAATCTGAACTATTTTCACTATGGGCTGGCTATAAATTAACAACATATGACTTAAGTAATGGAGCGCCAATTAAAATTAGAGGTCCATATAATTCAAACGATCCACTGCTTGGCCGATATATTAAAATTGACAGATATGCTGACTCTAATTTCTTTACGCCAAACCAATTAGCGTTTGAACCAGATACAAATAGCCGTGTACATATTTTAACCAGAGACTATAGCGTTGTCTATAATGAAATTGGAAAATTAGGAGAAGACAAATCTAATATGACTTACTTTGCGCTATTTAAAATTAATGCCCTAACCGATTCAATTAGTTTTATTGATGCATACGATAATAATTTATCACAAGGATTAAAGTTAGATGGTACTTCAATTGCAATTAATAATTCAACTGATAAAAACGTTTCAATTAGGCTTGAAATAAATTCGACCTTAACTCAATTTAATACAGTTAGATTAGAAATCGATAAGTGGTATGCCATATTTGTGCCAGTATCTAGTCAATTTAAGCAAACTGCCCTAACTATATATGGATTTAATCAGGATCCAGCGAATTTAAATAATTTTAATGATATTTCTCAAATCCATAATTCAGCAAAAACCTTGACTGGTGCAAGTTCATTTAGTTTTTCAATTAACGAAAACTTTAGACTAGTATCATCACCAATTGATATTGCAAATATACGACTCTTTAATACAATGGTTCAAGAGGAGGACCATGATTTTGTAATTAGTCAGTTATTCATTAAAGATGAATCAATTTTACGTATAATTGATAACTGCCGTCCAAGATTAAATATTCCTTATATTGGTATAAACAGATAACATAAACTATGATACTAGACATTAAAAACAGGGAACAGGTAGAATCAGCACAGTTTGTGCTTACAGTTGATTTCTTTTCAAATAAATCAATTCAGCAACTTGCAGAAAAAGCCAAATCTGCTCTACACAGAGACATTGAGGTTGGCGCAACTCGAGATGCTTGGAAACCTTTACAGGAAAATGGAGCACGGCTAACCAATCTCTATAATAACGGATTTAAAATGAAGCGAATGACAATCGGTCCAGTCTACTATTACGAAGGGGTCAATGCTCTTCTTAAATCATTTAAGTTTATTGAAGATAACGGGTACACTAACGAATTGTGTAAGGTTAAAATTGATTTAGGTTTCTCTAAAATGAATGAAGGAGCAAGAATTCCTCAGCTAAATAAATTTAAATTTTTACTTAATTTTAATGAAGCTAAAGCCTTTGAATTATGGCCACAGGAGATTCGCTCAAGTAAAATCTATAAACACTCTATAAATTTAATATACCCAAAAAATAAATTTATAGCCGAAGCCGCTGTGCCGTCTGGCAGCTATTCTTCACAACTGGAATTTAGCTTTCCCAGATCAAAACAGTTTGGAATCAATTTTGACAGAATTAGTGAAGGTTTTGTAACTATAAAGTATATCGGCGGAAAGGATTACGAAAAGAGAAATACCCAAGCCGTTGAATTATTAAACCTGGTAATAGAGTCTCTTTTTTCAACCTTAAAATCAAATTCAATCTATTCAGATAGAGATCGTGAAAAAATTAAAGAGATCTTAACCGAACAAAAGTCACACTTAACTGCCTTAAAATCTTACGCAACATTTGAAACTAAATTTCCACTTATTAAATTATCAATGGATCTAGATTCAAGGCCAGAAATACTTGGTGCTAAGTTTAATCTGGTTAGGGAAAAACTTTTTGATCTGGTAACATATGGCGGACTGGTTAGAGGCCGTGTAAATTATAATTCAGAAACAAATCAAGTTGAAGTTTTAGAAGGTCGAATAAAAAATGGTTTTAATCTATCAAATATTATTTTTATGGAGTCTTCAATTCAGGCTGAACTTTCTGACTGTACACTAGTCAACTGTAAAGTTAGAAGTTCTAGACTTTTAGAGTGTACAATTTTTGATAAAAATGATATTAGATACTCAACTCTATCTAATTGCAACTTTAACCAATCTGGCGTTAATACAATTCAGCAATCAACAATTAAAGGTCAACCAAACATGCAAGTTTCAGCGGATTTAACTGAGTGTCTTGTTGTAGGATCACCACTTTCATACCACGCAACTAAAGATTCTAAGACTGAGATTGCTCTTTAAGCAAATCCAGTTTGGGATAATAAATAACTAAAACAACTGGGCCTAGATGGGAGTCTATTCTAACTTAACAAACATTACCGATTTATCTGATTCAAGCTTAAGCTCGAGTATATCGACGTCTAACCAGAATTTTGATAACTTACAGGCGGCTATCCAAGCGTTTTTAACTGCAATCTCATTTGATGAGACCAATAACAATATTTCGGTTAACCAGATTGCAGCAGTTGGTATTACAGCAAGTTCTACTATCAGAGTCGTACAAAACGGCTCTATTAAAATGCAGGTCGATGCAGATGGAGTATTAACAACCCAATCTGCCCTTGCTAACCTATTTCAAACACCTTTACTTAGATTACAGGATAATACTGGTAAGCTCGGCGCAGCTGGCCTTATTGGAGATGTTATCTATGCAAATAATACCGCTCCAGCTGGAGAGGGATTTTATGGATATACTCAAAATAACGGTTGGGTAAAACTATCTAGCGGTCAAGCCGCAAGCGGCCCAGTCGGAACAGCTTTTACTGGAATTGCAAATTCTCAAGGAACTGTAATATTTGGTGCAAGTAGTGCAACTGATACCCTTGGTTTTGAGGGTCAGGGTGGAACCACCGTGAGTCTAGATGCCGTAACCAAGAGGGTTATAATTAGCTCAGCAAATGTTTCAACTAATTCGTTTAGTCAAATTGCAAATGCACTTGGTAATATTCAATTAAGTGCAAGCGGTCCACAAAGTACATTTAGAATTGAAGGTACTGGTGATACTACTGTTGCATTTAATGGTGCAACCAATAAGGTAACTATTAACTCGCCTGTTCAAACTCCAGGTTTTTCTAAAATTGCAAGCGCAAGCGGCGCAATTCAATTTGAAGCTGCTTCTATTAATGATATAATCAGAATTGCTGGAGAGGGTGGAATTAATATTAATTTTAATTCAACTACAAAACAGGTTTCAATTGGAATTGATACGGAGGCCCTTAATTCAGTTTCAGCCTTTACTATAAGTAATGATGGAACCGATATTGCATCAACCGAGCCTGCAACGATCTTAACTAAAATGGAGCAACTTGATTTCAAGGAAGGTCCAGCTAATTTAAGTTCATCAATTTTAGCAGTAGCTGATCCATCTAGCGATAAGGTAACTGTTTTTGTAAGACCGATTTCTCCACCTACATTTTCAGCAGACGTTTTTGTAAGTTTACCATTTGGTAAAACAGTTGGACGATTTATATCTGGAGACACAATTCCCGCAGCGGGTAAAACTGCTGAAGAGGTGTTTAACCTTATTGCACAGGAACCAATTGCTCCTACCGTGTCCCTAAGTTCCTCTACAAGTATCTTATTTAATCAAACTGCAATTTCAAATGAGTTAGTCTTTACTAAAACTATTAATACACTTGGTGCAACTACAGCAACTGCTGTTTTACAGTGGAGACGTAATAATTCTGGTACATGGACTACCTTAACTTCAACTACTGGTGCAACTACATATACACACACTCTAACAGATTCGGCTTTTAATACTCAACCTTTTAATTATCAATATATTGTAACCGATAGTGCTGGAGCTACCGCAACTGCAACTTTAACAATTACTCCACAATCTTATCAATCACCAAGTATCTCATTTAGTGCCCCAGCTTCGACTCTTTCACTATCAATTGAAAGTAATCAAATTAGAGAACGCGGTAATACGTCATCTGTTTTACAGGGATCTACTTCCAGAAACCGACTCTATGTTCCAATTAGCGGATTCCAATATGCAGTTTCGTTTAATAGTGGAGCCTATGTAAATATTGGAACAGCTGGATCCCTAGCGGCAGCCGGCGGATCCTTTACTAATTTTACTGATACGTCAATTACATCATCCGCAACTAGCGCAATTTATCGAGTTTCTGTTACAGATTCCTATACAACTGCAACTGCTTCATATAACATAACTTACAAATACGTGGTATTCTATGGACCTAGTGCAAGCGCGCCAGCTAATTCAGCTGGAGTTAGAGCCCTATCTGGCAAAAGATTTACAGATGCCGGTAATACATTTACCCTAAATACAGGAGCAGTTCAAACAATATTTACAGTAGCTATTCCTGCAACAATGGCCCTAACTCAAGTATTAGATCTGGATGCACTAAACGCAAATATCACAGCAAATTATACACTTTCAACATTTAATGTTAATGATGGAGGAGGAACACCAGTTGCATATAAAATATACACGCTGACCAATGCTATTCCTTATAGCGCAGATCACCGTCACCAAATAACTATCGCATAACCATGAGTTTTACACCAGGACTTCAATTACCTTATGGTATTACACCAGTTAACCCGGTTCCAGTCGACGGGTACTCTGGGCCATATGCAACAACAGCTGAAGCATTAGCTAATATTCCACAGGCTATTCGATTCCCAACCATGCAGGTCCGAATCGTTAATGGTGATGATAATCAGATGTACTGGTTTAAAGACGGAGTTTTAGATGTAGATCTTATTGAATTTTCACCAACCAATGCTAACTTATTAACTTTTGTTGCGCATCTTCAAAATACTTCATGGTTAGTTAATGAAGCCGCTGATTTTAACAGTGGCAATAATGCAAATCCAACGATTTATGTTTTTAGAGGAAATATTTACAAATTTAAAGTTGCCTCAAGTATAGGTCACACCCTGCAAATCCGAAGCGCAAATGGCACAGCCTATTCAGTCGGCATGCCGACTAGCGGTGCCGGTACAAATACTCAAGGTAGCGGCGGCTATATCTTATGGACAGTTCCATTTGACGCGCCAGACGATCTTTTCTATGTATGTACGGCTCACCAAAGCGTAATGCGAGGACATATTCGAGTTATTCCAAGTCTGGTTGCACCAATTACTCCAAGTGCTGAACAAGGCAATGCTAATCAGGTAACATATACTTCAAATACTGGCAGTTATTCACTAGCATCAAACTCGGCAATTACCAAAGCAATTCATATAGATTCAACCGTGTGTATAAGTATAAATGGAGTAAGAAGACTCTTAACAGATTCAAATACGTCTCCTTTCTTTTTTAGCCGAACTGGTGGTATAAATCAATTATTATTAGCTCAAGTGCAGGCAGGGGATTCACTTTATACGAGGCCTGCATATTTAGAACATGGATTAGAAACCTCTGATCTTATTCTACTTGAATATTTTAGCGGGGGCACAGTTACACTTGCATAAATTACTGAACAACCAACAAATAAATAACTTAAATAAAAAGACTTTATAAACAATGGCACTAATTAAAGGTAAACAACTACAAGATACGTCAGTTTCACTAACTAAGCTGAGCGGCGCAACTGGTTCAGTTACGTTAACTACTGGTACAATTACCACACCTGCTGCAAACTTAGTAATAAGTAGCTTACCAATATCTGGAAGTCAAGCAGCAAACAAAGAATATGTCGATTCGGTTGCAACTGGATTAGATATAAAAAAATCAGTAGTGGCAGTTTATCGCACATCAGTTGCAGCAGCAGGCGGTACTCCAGCTATATCTACTAACAGCCAGCTAGACGGAGTCGACGCAGATGATGGTAACGTGTATACAGCTATTATCACACAGGCGGATATCAGTTTCCTTGTACTTGACGGTATTACCATTACCGACGGTGATCGTGTCCTAATTGCAATTTCACCAGGCGGTGTTCGCCAAAAGGTAAATGGTATTTACGTATATCAAGGCAGTAAATTAATTAGAGCCCAAGATGCTGATAACGTAACTGCAAATATTGGAGAAGTTTCTGGCGGATTATTTACCTTTGTTGAGCAAGGAACAGTATATGGCGACACTGGTTGGGTATTAAGTTCACCAAACGGAGCAATTAGCGGCCAGACTGGCGCTGCTGGTTTATATGACTTTACCAATAACCCAGCTGGACTGGTTCAACTTGAATTTACTCAATTCTCTGCAGCCGGTGTTGCTGAAGCTGGTGTTGGTTTAACAAGAACTGGTACCAAATTTAATGTAAACTACGACGACTCTTCAATTGGTATTGATGGTGCAGATGCTTTATACATTAAAGCCGACGGTGTAACCAATGCAATGTTGCTGAATGATTACATAAATATTATAGGAGACGGCGGCGGAAATGGTAATATTGCGCTAGGCGGATCATTAACAATCGCAGGTAATACTGGTATTGATACTTCAATGACTGCAGGTCTATTATCAATTGACTTAGACCTTTCTGAATTAACTACCGTTACTACAATTGCAGATGCTGACTTTATTGTTACTTCTAGAGCAACCACTCCAGCAAACCAAAAAATTACATTTGCTAATCTTAAAACCTTAATTGGAGCTGCTAGTCAGTTAAGTATCAGCGCCGAAGGTGCTACTGCGTCTAGTTTAGATTTAGATACAGATACTTTAGATTTTGCAACTGGTCAAGGTTTAACCTTTGCTGCAACAGGCGGTGCTGCTCCTGGTACAACAAATACACTTACCTTAACCGTTAGTAATAATGCACTAAACGTTCAACAATCAACTTCATATACAACCGCTGCCTTGGGCAATACTGATATTACGATAACAGCTGCTGCCGAGGTATTTTCAGTTACTATAAACGGAGTAATGTTAAAGAAAACTACAAACTGGGTATGGCCGCAGGGTGCAAACACAGTAGTTCGAGTAACAGGATTACCATATGCTCTAGAAGCATCTGATGAAATCGAAATTACTTATAGAGTAGCTTAATTTAACTATTAAATATTTTTTAAATAAGAGCCTCCTTTATGGAGGCTTTTTTATTATTCAAAGTCAAAACTTGGAGTATAAATATCTATAGAAAAGATACAAACTCATAAATGGCTCAAGTTAAACTAAAACAAGTTAATATCAGTACTCACATGACGTATAACGAAACGTCTGGAGATATTAGTCATAATGGTAATTTTTCAGCTGTTACCAAGCAGTTCTTAATTGACCATCCAACCAAGCCAGGTTTTAAACTTGCGCACGGTAACTTAGAAGGCCCCGAACATGGCATCTACCTTAGAGGAAAGAGTGAAGCTAAACGTATCTTTTTTCCAGAATATTGGGCAAGCTTAGCAAACGCGGACTCAATCACAGTTACAATTACACCATTCGGTAAATCTCAATCGTTGTGGATTAAACATATTACTGATACTTATTTTGAAGTAGCAGGCTCGCACAAGCCAACTTTTTTTTATTTAGTGCAGGCTGAACGTAAAGATGTTAAACCATTACAAATTGAGATAGACATGAATAAATAATTCAAATAGTCTATTACATACGTGGCGCAAACGGTCAAGATAACTCCCGCATCCGGTTTATTAGAATTCATAGGTAATACTACGTCGAACAAACCGTATCTACAGCATGATGATAATGGCAATCTTACATTAACTCTACAGGCGACTAAAAAATTCACAGTTGCCGGCAATCTTAAGGTTAATGGTAAGGTTACAATGGCTCAGCAAACCCTGACTGATGGCGCAGCTATTACTTGGGACTTTAACTCTGGAGCAAATGCAAAGGTAACCATTGCTGGAGCTAGAACGTTAGTACTTTCCAATATGGAAACTGGCGATACTGGTTTAATCTTAGTTAAACAAGATGCAGCCGGTAGCCGAACCCTAACCCTGCCAGGCTCAAGTTCAATTGTTGGCGGCGGTACCTATACAGCTTCGCCTGCAGCCGGTGCAACCGATGTCTTAGGCGTTTACTATGATGGTACAACTTATTGGTGGACGATTGGTTATAATACAGTATCGCCGCCCATAACTTCAATTGGAATTACTGGTGCAGATTTTACAATTGCAAACTCACCATTAACAGCAAACGGCAATATAGGATTAGCCTTAGCAACAGTTAACTCAACAGTTGGAACATTTGGTTCAGCGACAGCAGTGCCCGTAATTACAGTTAATGCCAAAGGTTTAGTTACTGCAGTATCTGCAACTAATATTTCAATTCCAACAAACTTAGACAGCTTAACTGATGTTACAATAACATCGGCTGCTACTGGTCAATTATTACAATTTAATGGATCACAATGGGTTAATTGGACTCCAAATTATATTACTTTAACTTCTTTAAGTGGAAGCACAGGTATTAGTTATAACAATACAACTGGTGCTATTAGTTCTACAATAACACAATATACAGATGCTTTGGCTAGAGCTGCTCATAGCTTTACGGCAGGCAGTGGCGCGTATAACGCTACAACTGGAGTTATAACAATACCTACGAATACTAATCAGTTAACAAATGGTGCAGGTTACATCACGTCTTATGCAGAAACAGATACCCTTGCAAGCGTAACTGGTCGAGGCGCAACCACAAATACGGCTTCTGTATTTGCAGGCGGATTATACGCGCGAAAAGCTCAAGGTGACGGCGATTATACAACAGCAGCTCTTTGGACTGAATCATATAACAACACAACGACCGGTATAGCATTTCATATTAGTGGCGTGGTTGGTAAGTTCTTGGAAATGAGGCTAGACCAAAGACTATATTGGGATAACTCACAAGTATGGACCGCAGGCAACTTAACTAACCTAAACCAATTATCAAATGGTCCGGCTTATATTACAACGGCTGCTCTTTCTGGATATGCAACTCAAACCTACGTAAACACAGCTGTTTCTAACTTGGTTGCATCGGCACCTAGTACACTAGACACACTTAACGAATTAGCTACCGCATTAGGTAATGATGCTAATTTTGCTACCACAATTACCACATCAATAGGAAACAAAGTTTCTAAGAGTGGTGATACAATGACTGGTAATCTTGCCTTTGGCGCAACCTCTGGATTAGGCCTTACTTGGGGATTAAACACAGATGCCGCATTTATTAAATTTATATCAACCGGCAACCAGGCTGGAGGATCTTACCTTGAAATTGGTACACAGGATGACTCAAACGAAGAAATTAAGTTTACTCAATCTGGAGTTCTTAAATTTTATTTAGCAACTGACGGTAATTTAAAAACTGGCTCAGGTTACAATTACGTTTGGGAAAACGGCACTTGGGCAATTGGTATTTCTGGAAACGCTGCTACAGCAACCAATGTAGCATGGACTGGAGTAACAGGCAGACCTACTGCTCTTTCTCAATTCTCTAATGACTTAGGAAACTATGGAGGCTGGCTAACTCAAGCAGCAGCTAATCCACTATATGTTAATGTGGGTGGAGACACAATGACTGGACCTTTAGTAATTACTGGTTCAACTAGCGGCCAGGAATTATTTGCAGTAAACGGAGTTAACGGCAGACTGTTCACAGTAAGTGATGATCTTTCAAATTCTTTATTTTCAGTAAATACTGTAGCCGGTCTTCCTGTAATCGAAGCCTTTGCCAATAATACTGTTAATATTGGACCTTTTTCTGCGCCTATTGTAATTAATGCAAGTGGAATCTCTACGCCAAGTCATGGTACTTCCGCGAATTGGAATTCTGCATATAATGATACAATAACTTCAGCTGCAGTTAGTGGAACAACCTCAAAAACCCTAACTCTTACTCAAAGAGATGGAGGCACAGTAACTGCAACGTGGACAGATATCGATACCGATACAAATACTGATGCTCAGACATTAAGTGTTAGTGGATCAACTCTTACCATTAGCGGAGGTAACTCAATTACTTTGCCAACCGGCGGTATTTCACAAGCAACAGCAGACGGGCTATACGTTAATATAAGTGGAGATGAAATGACAGGAAATCTGTATATTTCTCCAATTAGTGCTAACCCAGCACAAATTCAATTAGCTGGATCTAATCCAGAATTATATGTTAGTGCTAAAACTGGAACTGCCAGGGTATTCATTAGCCGACAAGGAACAGGGCATCAAGCAACGCTGATGTTTATGACTGGCATGGGCACATATCAAGGAACTGCTTGGGATTACACAGGAGCACCAATGTGGTCGATGGGAATGACCAATAATGCTAATACTAATAGTTTTAAACTTGGATATGGCGATATTTATGATCCAACTGTAGTTGCACTTGAAATAACTACTGCAAATACTGCGTATTTTAAATATGTACCATATGCAGCCGGAAACCTATTAGCAACTCAATCATGGGTAACTTCTCAGGGTTACATAACTGGTTACACTGAGACTGATACTCTAGCGAGTGTAACAGGTAGAGGCGCAACCACGTCAACTGCTTTATCTTTAAATGGAAAAGTTACTTTTTCAAGTACAGTTGCAAATAGGCCACAATTCCCTGGTGGTATTTTAGGATTAGATACAAGCGATGGCAACTTTGATATATGGGGTATTTCTAGAGACTATTATCCATCTCATCCAACTCCACAAAATGCATGGGGTTTAAGATGGAATGGTGACAATAATGATTTTGAATTCGTAGGCGCTGGAACTAGCCGAGTTATTTTAGATATGGACGGTGGTAATATTACAACTACTGGGAAAATAAGTGTAGGCACAACATACGCAGGATTTGCTGCTAACATAGCAGGAACGGTGTACATAATAGGTGGAGATTTATTTTTATCTGATGGATATTTAGTTAGAAATGCTTCAAATAATTCAAGTATAGCATTTAATAATTCTGCATTATCGTTTACAGGAGCTGCTACGTTTAGTTCAACTATTTCTGCTTCTAACTTTAGTGGTACACATAGTGGAGCATCTTCAGGAACCAATACTGGAGATCAAACAAATATTTCGGGTAATGCAGCGACTGCGACCTATGCAACATCAGCTGGTAATGCTGCTACGGCTGGATATTCAGATGAAGCAAAATGGATTTCTTTTCCAGACGGACCGAGAGATTTAAGTGACAGATTACCAAACTGGAATAATAGGTCGGTAGCTTGGGATTTTGTTGGTGCCGGTACAGCAAATGGTTCTGGAAACTACGGTGGTGTAATGACATTTTCACCATGGGATGGTACAAGTGGAAGTACTGGAGACTCATCTTATCAACTTGCCTTTGCTAATACTACAGGTGTAAATGCTAGTGGACAACCTAAACTTAGTATTAGAAACGGAATTAATTCTACTTGGAATGCTTGGTATACACTTATCCATTCTGGTAATATTGGTTCGCAATCTGTAAGCTATGCTACTACAGCAGGTGCTCTAACATCAATGAATATCTCGCAGTTTACTAATAACTCTGGATATTTAACTTCAGTATCAGACATTTGGGTTGACCTTGCAGGTGATACTATGACCGGTATTTTAAGATCTAGTTATAATACAGCAACCGGTATCGCAAACAATGGATTTAATGTTGCCAAAACAATTATTGGTAATTTTCATATTCGAAATGGTAACGGCACAAGCGGCAATAATGCTCAGGCTGCTATTACTTTCCAAGGAGGAGCTGCCGGAGAAGCCCAAGCAGGTATTTATGTTTCAAATAATGATAGTACTGGAACAGCAATGGGATTTGCAACTACAGATTCTTATTCAACCGGTCCACAATTATTTATGGCTGCTACGTGTTTTGGTGTTGTCAATTTTCCAAGAGCTACTCCTACTGTTCAAGGTAATACTGTATGGCATGCAGGAAATGATGGAGCTGGTTCTGGATTAGATGCAGATTTACTAGATGGATATACTTCAGATACTGCAGCAAACGTAAATACAATTGTACGAAGAGACTCTAGTGGAAATATCTATTCAAACTACGTCTTAGGGTCTTATTTTAATGCTTCTGCTGGTAACTCAGAAAACCCAACAATTGGTCAAATTTGGACACAAAATACAAGCGATAACTACTTAAGAAAATCTACGCCCGGTCACTTTAGAAGTCAGGTTACAGATAGCTACTACTTATCACTAAGTGGCGGTACCCTTAGCGGAAACTTAAATATTATCGGCGAACTTGCATTTAGAGACGGAGCTGGAGGCTATTCTAATATAATTCGAGCAGCAGCTTATCCAAGCGAAGGTTATCCAAATGGTACTAATTATTGGATGGAATACCGTGCATACGGTGGACATCATTTTGTCCTAAATACAGACGGCGGAGTAGGCGGCGGTGCAAATACAATGGATGATTTCGTTATATGGCAAGGTGCAATTGATGGAGACCGTTTACTTGAAGTAAGTAATACTGGAACCCTAACAATCGCAGATCGATTAATAGAATTATCTTCTATCAGATATAAAACTCAAGTTGAGTCCTTAACTCCAGCTCTAGATAAAGTCTTACAACTAAGACCAGTTCACTATGTTAAAATTGGTGGAACTGGCGAAACTGAAATTGGTTTAATTGCGGAAGAGGTTGCTGAAATCTATCCTGAATTAGTTAAATATAATAGTGAAGGTCAAGTTGATGGTATTAACTATACCCGTATTGCGCCAATCTTAATTAAGACAATTCAAGAACAGCATGAAATAATTAAAAAATTAACCGAGAGAATTGAAAATCTTGAAAATAGATAACTAATATGGCACAATTAATATCAGGAACTACAATTGCTGGACACAGCGCGATCCATGCTGGAAACCTATCGGCTCACAGCATTGCGACAACGTCTTATGTTACAACGCAAATTAATAACTTAATTAATGGTGCCCCTGGAGCGCTAGATACTCTTAACGAGTTGGCCGCTGCATTAGGTAATGATGCTGGTTTTTCAACAACAATTACAAATTCAATTGCTAGCAAATTATCACTAAGCGGTGGTACCATGACGGGTAATATTAATTGGGGACAAACCGATCGCGGTCTTGTTTGGAGTATGAATACAGATGGTGCCTATATTAAATTTTTTAATACTGGAGATGGAGATACTAATTCAAGACTAGAATATGCAACATCTGATAATGGCGATGAATATCATAGATTTTTAGTAGCTGGAATTGAAAGAATGACAATTACCGCAAATGGTATTTCTGCAACAGGTTATAATAAATCAAATTGGGACACTGCATATGGATGGGGTAACCATGCTGGATTATACTCAGCAGCTTCGCATAATCACGATGGAAGATACTTATTACTTTCAGGAGGAACCTTAACCGGCGACCTGCTTTCAACTCATCCATACTACCCAGGTTATAATAATGCAGCCGTTGGTTCACAAGGTTCTTATTACCTATATGGTGCCACTGGAAATTCTGGTATTAGAACTAATGGTAATTTCTTAGCCAATGGAGATATTTACTTAGGAACTAGAGGACAATGGCTTTCTACTTATCTAAATCAAAATGTTAGAACAGATAGCTCACCATCATTTAGTAGCGTATACGTAGGCGGCTCTCAATTAACTGGAACTCAAGTTAATGGCTTATCTAATATGCTTGGTGTTACAACTCTACCCTATTCATGTGATATTACAGTCGGCGGCGACCCAGACAAATTTTATGCTGTTCAGTTTTGGGGAGGAGATCAAGATGTTTGGAGAAGAATTATTATTAAAAGAGGATATGGCGAAACCGCGCCTTGGGATCCAATTGGAACAGGTGCACACCATGGCGGTCTTCTATTAGATTGGGAAGGTAATTTTGGCGGATGGGGCGGTGCCGAATATGCAGATCGATTAAGAGTATTTAATGAATCATATACAAATGTCTGTGCAGATATGTTTATCTACAGTCATTCAATGAGTTATGTGTTTATGCTTAGGGGTGGTGGAGCAGTTTATCACCTATTTTCTGATCAACCAATTAATGGTTATTACCAAGCAGGTTCGCCTGATATTTTATATAGTTCAAGTACATTATCGTATGACGATGCATGGTCTGGTACAAATCAATATGATGTTTATGCTCCTACACCTTTAGCGCTTAATCAGGTTAACTCAACAAGAATTGACGGTCTTAGAACTAAAAAGCAATCTCTTTTAGATGGTAGATATGCAGCAATCTCGCATTCGCATACATTTGCTTCATTAACAAGTAAACCAACTACAATTAGTGGTTATGGAATTACAGATGCGATTACTACAGCAAACATTGGGTCTCAATCTGTAAGTTACGCTACTACATCGGGTGCGTTAACTTCCATGAATATTTCTCAATTTACAAATAACTCTGGTTATATTACAGGATATACAGAAACAGACACTTTAGCTAGTGTAACAGGTCGTGGGAATACTACAACTAGCTCAATGGCTATTGGTTCTGTGTCTATTCCTAATGGTAAATTATATGTCAATAGTGGATCTGGGTCAGATGTTGTTGCATTACAAAATACTCTCAATACAGGGGCGTATTTAGTATTTGCTGATAATGTTACTCCAACTTGGGCTAACGCTCCAAGACTAGGTGCTATTAGCAATGACATGGTGTTTAAAACACTTGATACTGAGCGTTTTAGAATAGCATCTACAGGTGCATCTACATTTACTGGACCTTCTTTAACAATAAACACTACAAGTGATATAGTTGCTAATGGTGACACCTTCCGTATGAAAGGTGGTGGAGGCTCTGCTGAATTTATATGGTATAGAAATTACTCAGGTAGTCCTTCTGAACCTGGTTTTGTAATTAATAATAGAGCAGGTACTACTACATTTAGCCATAATGTAAATGGAGGTGGTACAAGTGTAAGTGGTAATTTTTCTGCTGCTAACTTTAGTGGAGCATCCTCTGGAACCAATACTGGAGATCAGACAAATATTTCTGGTAATGCAGCAACAGCTACTAATGTAGCTTGGACAGGAGTAACTAGTAGACCTACGACATTGTCTCAGTTTACAAATGATTTAGGTAACTATGGCGGTTGGATTACAGGTTATACTGAAACTATTGGTACCAATAATACCTCTGGTGTTGCTGGCGCAAAATATCAAATTAATGACACTTGGTTACGGGTTAACAGTGATAACCGTCAATTTCAAATATATGGAAATGCTAGATCCATTATCTATCGAACCGATGGTGTAACCAATGACCATGGAGGAGGAGATTATCCTCACATATTCTACTACGGTGGTTCGACTGATGCTTCGCGCCTTGTTATATTTGGAACTAATGGCGATATTTGGATGCGATACGCTGGAGACTGGATTTCCAACCTATTGGCTGCTAAATCGAATACAGGTCACACTCATGATGACAGATACTATACAGAAACTGAGGTTAATAATTTCTTTAGTGCTGCAACTGCAATTACAGGTTATAACAAATCAAATTGGGATATTGCCTATAATAAGAGACCTACTGCAATTTCATTTAGTGGTACTGGTACAAAAACCTTAACCTTAACTCAAGGAGATGGTTCAACCTTAACTGCTGCGTTTAATGATATTGATACAGATACAAATACTGACGGCCAAACCCTAAGTCTTAGTGGAAATACCCTAAGTATTTCAGGCGGAAACTCAGTTACTCTTACTTCGGGTGGAATATCACAAGGCACAGCAGACTCACTTTACGTTAATGTAAGTGGAGATACAATGACTGGTCCATTAAATATAGTAGGATCAACCGACGGTCAAGATCTGCTTGCAGTTAATGGTTTTAATGGTAGACTTTTTACCGTAACGGATTCAGTTCTTGATACAATTTATAGCGTTAACACAATTGCAGGTTTACCTATTTTAGAGGTACTTGCAAATAATACAGTTAGAATAGGTAAATATGGTGCAAATTCTATTACCATTGCAAATAGTAATATTGCAATCAATAGTGATTCAGTTGATGCTAAATTTCCATTTTACGTAAGCGATAGAAGTACTGCTACGGCTAGATATAATTTAACTAATCCTGGTATGGGATTCAACCTAGCTGACTCCTATGCTCAGCTACAACTATACGGAACAGCCGGTGCATATATTGACTTTACAACAGGTGCAAATGATTATCAAGGTCGAATTATGTGGACAGGTTCAGCATTTTCGATTACTGGAAATATATCAGCAACAAACTTTAGCGGTTCCTCTTCTGGTACCAATACCGGAGACCAAACTAATATTTCAGGTACAGCTAGTAATATTACAGCATATACAATTAATCAAAGTGTTGGAACAGGTAACGCCCCTACATTTACAAATATTTACAATAATGGGTGGTTCCGAAATAATAATAACCTAGAAGGTCTCTATAATCAGGCAAATGGCAACCACTTTTATTCAAGAGGTGCTGCTAAATGGGGTATAACTGGAGCAGGCGGAAATATCCATCTAGAATTCAGAAGTAATCATGAATCAACCCTTAGAGGAGTAGTCTATGCCGATACAAGTAATCAAATTGGATTCCTTAATAATGGAGAAGGCTGGTCACTAAGAGCTAATAGTAGTAATAATGTATTTGTTCATGGAACAGATCTTACAATAAATGCAGATGGTGCCGGCTCATCAAATATCAATATGAATGATGGTGATGAAGGTAATCGTATTATTCACTGTAACTCAAACCGTATTGGATTCTTAACTCAAGCTGGAAGCTGGGGAGCATATTGTGATGATAGTGGTAACTGG